ATAAACCATTTTGCATCAACATCAAGAGAACTGATATATAAAGAGAATTCAGATATAATAAAGGGAGTACAATGGGTATCAACACTAGATGGAAGCACTACTCTCTTATGTATGAACTTGGATGGGAAGGTAGATTATAGTGATGGAAGCAAGAATGAGCTGAATGGGCAAAGACCGCCCGCCCACTACAACTGCAGAAGCACAACAGTACCAGTAATAAAGTCGTTAAAAGAAATGGGATTGTCTGATAAGGAATTTAGCAAGGGTACAAGGGCTAGTATGAATGGGCAAGTACCAGAAACAGAAACATACAAGACTTGGTTTGCAAAACAAGATGAAGCATTCCAGAAGAAGACTCTTGGAGCAGGCAAATATGAGCTGTACAAGAATGGCGGATATACGCTAGATAAGTTCATTGACAATGGACAGACGTTATCTCTTAAGCAACTATCTATGTTAGATAATCCAAAGAATCCTACAGGAACATTTGCTCCATTCACAGAACAAAAAACAGTAAAAAATGCAGAAGAGTGGATGAAAGGCAATCTTGGATTTGAAGGTGTATCATATAAGGGGGCAAAGATAGAATCAGTCAATGAAATGAATAAGTCTATATATGACAATTTCAATAGGTTTCCAGAATTAAAAAATACAATGAAGGATGTTGGTACTTCACAAGGGCTTAGAGATATATATGCAGAGAGAATTGCAGACAACCTTCATGACCCAAAGTCCTCAGTTGCACGTTATGCATATGTTGAGAGGGGTAAAAAGCATTTTGGAAACATACCACAAAAAGAGTTTGCATCTTCGTATAGTTATTCACTAAATAATGGTGAGCCATTATTACGAGGAGTAGGAGTAAATTCCACATATATGAAAAACCCTTCATTGACAAGACAAGCATTAAATATGGATATGAATAAAGGGTTTCATCCATTGGGTTGCAATACCATAAAATCTATGATTGACCACGAGATGGGGCATGAGATAGATAAGTTGTTGGGGAGAGTTTCTGATACTGATACATTTAAGACAATTGTAGGAAAGTATGATATAGCAAAAGACCTATCGTTATATCCTGTTACTGCCAAGACAAAAACAACTATGTTTAGGGAAACATTTGCAGAAGGATGGGCTGAGTTTTTGAACAATCCTACTCCTAGACCTCTTGCAAAAGAAATAGGGGAATTAGTAAATAAAGAGTACGCAAGAAAATTTGGAGGGAAGTAAAATGGTATTTAATTACCCAGAATGGATGGATTATGCAATATTAAAAGATGGGATATATGTATTAAGGGAAGATACTCCCAAATATATAAAAGAGGAATATGAAGAATATCAAAGGGCATTAGATGGACAATTTGATACTAAGATAGTAACAATAGAAGATATAACATAATAATAACAGGCATGTTGTATAATGTATTAGTAAAGAAAAAAGGAGATACGAATGGAAAAGTTTTTGAATGATTTGAGGGAATTGCTTAAAGGTGTTGAAAATGTTGATATGACAGCAATTGAAACACAGCTAAAGAGTCTTGTGGATTCTAATGAAGAAAAAGCAAAACTCATCAATAAGAATAAAGACCTTATCACAGAGAAGAGAACTCTACAGAATAAAGTCAAAGAGCTTGAAAAAGAGATTGAAGAGTTTGATACAGATGAACTTGAACGATTGAAGACATTTGAAATTGAGCAGTTGAGTAATTCAGATGCAAACAAGAAAGTTGACATTGAAGATATCAAAGCCAAGATTGAAGTCAAGTGGAAAAATTTGCTTGCTACTAAAGAAAAAGAACTTGAGGAGTTGAAAGGCAATCTTACTGGAACAAAGAAGAATTTGAATAATCTGCTTATAAACCAAGAGATTGACAAACAGTTCAGTACCGGCAAGAAAGTATTGGATGTACATAGGACAATTCTTAGAGCGCATTTTAAGAGCAAGGCAAAGGTAGAATTTGATGGCGATGATAGTGTTGTCGTTATTGATGATAATGGGCAGGAACTTCCTATAGCTGATTATTTTGAGTACTGGAAAGGACTTGAAGAATCTAAGCCATATCTGGAAGCAGAACAATCCTCTGGTGGGGGAGCAAGCGGTAGTAAGGGTGGATTTACAAAGAAGAAAGCATGGAAGGATATGACTCCTAATGACAGAATTACTTTGTACAAAGAGAATCCAGCAGAATATGAACGTATGAAAAACGACAACAAAAGATAATAGGAGAAAATAGAAATGGCTGAAACTAAGATTACAAATGTAGTAGTACCAGAAGTATATTCTGATTACGCAATGGAGAGGAGCATCTATCATTCTGCTCTATACAAGAGTGGTATCGTGGTTAGAGATAGTGTTATTGACACTAACTTGAATGGTGGAGCAAAGCAGTTTACTACACCTTTCTGGAAGGATTTGATTCATCCTGCTAATATGGATGAGGTGCCAGATGAAGAGAAGAACGTTGCTACTGATAACATTGAAGCTTCTCAGTTCAATGTTCGAAGGCAGTTCAGAGTTAAGAAATGGGGTGCTAACGATATGTCCGCTGTACTGGCTGGAACAGACCCTATTGATGCTATCACAGGCATGGTAGAGAACTTCTGGTACAAGGCGTTGCAAAATACTTTGTTTGCAAGTGTGCGTGGTGTCATTGCTGACAACATTGTTACTAATGATGAAGATATGGTGCTTGACCTTACGGGAAAGAGTGGTGTTGATGCAAAGATTAGTTCTGAAGCTATCATCAATGCAATTTTCTTGATGGGTGACAAGTTCCAAGAAATTAGTGCTATCAGTATGCACAGTGTGCCTTATAGCAGACTTGTACTGAACAACTTGATTGACTTCACTCCCGATAGTGAGCAGAATGTTGGTTTTGGTACGTATCTTGGTAAGACTGTTATTCTTGATGATGACCAGACTTCTACTCTGGAAACTGTCGGTGGAACAGCAAATACTCCTGTATATTGGACAACTTTGTACAAGAGGGGAGCATTTGGGTATGGTGAGAGTGCCAGTAACTATCTGATGACAGAAGTTGACCGAGATTCTAACAAGGGTGGCGGTATTGACTTCTTGCATAGCAGACGTGTATTTGCATTGCATCCTGCTGGTTTCCATTGGGTTGAGGGTTCACTTTCTAAGGAATTCCCAACTAATACAGAGCTTGCAGTTGCAGACCACTGGACTAGAGCTTATTCTAGCGTTAAGAATGTTGGGTTCGTAGTACTCAAAACTCTGGGTTAAGAGTAACAAAATAATAGGCTTGCTCTTCTATAATAAGGGGAGTAAGCCAATTTTACTAAATGGAGAATAATTAAAATGAAATTAAATAATGAACAATCTAGAAGTCTTGGCTCTCTTGTTAAGAAGGTCAATACTGATGGAGCAAATGTTGCACAAGTTGTATCAGAGGATACAATAGAAAAGGCCAATGTAAGCCAAGTAATGCTTGCAGATTTGCTCGCTAATGATTTTGTGCTTGCTGTAACTCCTGCTACTCTTGGAACTGATATTGCAGTAGCGAATGATGCAGAAACTCCTTTTACTAGGGATGTTGTAATAAGTATTGTTGGTGCAGATGCGGAAGTGAAAACATACTACAATGCAAAATTGCCAGTAGCTGTAGGGAAAACCAGCACAGCAGGAACAGTATCTATTGACGGGATAACAGAAGTACAGTTGGTATCTGGGGTTGCTACCGTAACCATTACATATAGTGGAACATGGGAAGCTAATGACACTTGTACACTTACTGTAGGTACTGATGCTAAAGTAGCTGGAATTGCCCTTGTTGCAAAGACCAGCGTTGATACATTGGTATAAGGGGATAGACAGATGGCGGATAAGATAGCCCCGTCTTTAGATATGGGAATGTTACAAGGTAGTGTCACCAAAGCAGAATTCATGGGCAGAATGGAAGATTTTCGTATTGAGATAAGGGGGCTTTCTGAATCTGTTTTTGACACTAAGAAGTTGTGTGAGGAACTCTTTATTAAAGTTGAAAAGCTTGAAAAAGAGAATGCAATTCTTAAAAAGAAACTTAAAGAATAATATTGGGAGGATTAATATATGGAACAATGGAAGGATGTGTTAATCCTCTTATTTGGTGGTGGGTGGGCATTACAACTTATGGCCCATTTTATCAAGAAGGGTGAAGATAAGCAAATACGTGAAAAACAAATAAAGGATATAAACAATCTAAAGATTGAGAGTATCAAATTTGCAGAAAGGCTTAATGCTCTTGAATATTCCACTGCTGTAAAATTAGCAACAATAGAAGCCAAACTGTATGACTTATCAATAGACATGATTGATATCAAAAAAGATATTAAGTTGATTCTAAAGGCAAATATCTATAGGGAGGAAAACTAAATGTTTATAGTAGAAGACGGAACAGCAGTAGAGAATGCCAATAGTTATGTTACTGTACAAGAGTTTAGGGATTATTGGGGAGATAGAGGAACAGATTATACTGCAAAGACAGATGATGAGATTGAATCCTCTTTAGTGCTTGCAACACAATATATTGATATTAATTTCAGATATATTGGAAGAAAATCAACTAATAGTCAAAAACTACAATGGCCAAGAACATATGCTTATAATCCAGAAGGTTATGTATATAGCGGTGTACCAGACGAAATAGTGTCTGCAACTTGTGAAGCAGGAAACTTTGCACTGAATGGAACTAATCTGTTTGCTACAGCAGAGCAAGGCATAACATCAAAGACAGAAAATGTAGGGCCTGTACAGACAACATATCAATATAGAAACCAGCAGACTGGTATAGTTGTATATCAATCAGTAAATATGTATCTAAAGGACTTGATAGCAAGAAGAACGAATAGGGTAAGGAGATACTAAAATGGATTATACCAAGATATTAGCCAATGTAGTCTTACCCAAAATTAAGGAATTTGGGAAGCCGCTTACCTTAAAAAAGAAGACAATTGCTTCTGGCGACTGGATAAAACAGTATGACCCTGTATCTATGGGGTATGTATGGAAGAATACAGAAACAGGGGAAGTATCAGACACAGAGCCAACAGCTACAGAAGAATATACAGAATACAATGTAGATATGCTTGTTGATACATTTAAAAATAAAGAAATTGATGGAACGCTAGTAAAAGCTGGAGATATAAAGGTTTATTCCGTACCTACTGTTGAAGTAGCTATTGATGATATAGTTGTTATAGGGGATAAGGACTACATTGTATATTACATGGACAAGATACAGCCAGCAGACATATTACTAATGTATGTATTGTATGTGAGGACAGCAAATGCCAGAATACAAGGACATTGAGAACCTGTCAGATAGGACTATACGCAAGCTCAACAAAATAGTTAAGGTAGCGGCTATGGAACTATTCAAAAGTGTTATTATGATGACCCCTGTAGATACCGGCAGAGCCAAAGGGAATTGGCAATGTACAATGACAAAACCAGCAGATGGGATAATTGATAGTGAACAATCAGAAGAAGCAACTATAGCAAAAATGATGGAAATTACTCTAAAGAGTTCTATCAGGAAAGGAATTTTTCTTACCAATAATTTACCATATATACAAAAGCTAGAATATGGTGGGTATGGACAAGGGCCAAAGACAGAAGGAGGATACTCTAAACAAGCACCAGCGGGAATGGTAAGAGTGTCACTTGATAGAATACAGAAAGACTTGAAAGAAATTATAGCAGATGTAATTGAGAAGGAGCAGTAAGTGAACCAACAAGACATAAGAAAAACATTGACATATGAGTTGTCCAAATGGTCTAGTGAAAACAACATAGAAATACATTACCCTAACTTGTCATATGAACCAACAGTAGGGCAAGCCTATATACAGCAATGGTTTATGGAAGGAGGTATAACAGATACCGTATTGGCAGAAGGACAAGAGAGATATTTTGGTATTATGCAATTAGATATAAATGTGCCAAGTGGAGAAGGTGAGGGAACATTGTTCTTACTGTACAATTCATTAAAACTAATATTCAATACAAACAAATCAATCAACAACAAATATGGAACTGTAAGATTGGGTAAGGTTAGATTGAGCAATAATACAGCAAGCTCTCCATGGTACACAAAACATATGACAATTGAATATACAGCATTCTCAAGTAATTAATAAGGCTGATGTTGTATACTATAGATAAGTAAAAGAAAACGATTATAGGAGATAATAATATGAAGAGTCGATTAGTGGGGAACGATGGTGCAATTTACCTTGTAGATTCTGCAATAACAGAATTGACCGGTGATGCAACAAAGACATTGGATGTATTGAATAGTGGAACAGTTGGGGATGGCACAGGAAAAGGATTTTATAGAATTACTACCCTTACTGCTACAATATCTGAATTTTGGGCAGATGTAGAGGTAGGTGATTATTTCTATGATGATGGAACTCTTGTACTTTCAACTGGAAACAAAGTAGTACCAATTTGTCTATTGAACAAGGTATCAGAAGATACAAGCATCAAGGGATTTGAAATCAGCTTGACAAAAGATAAGATTGATGTTACTACCCTATCAGACAAAGTAAAGACATACAGAATGGGCAAAGTTGATGCAAGTGGTTCTATGAGTGGAATTACTACTATTGGCGATTACACAGTGCAGAAGAGGTTCTTGGATATCTTGAACGTGTCTGATAGTGGAACATTTACAATGAACAGAAAAACAAACAGTCCTTTGTTCTTTGTTGGGTTCCTTAATGACGAGGATATCAAGGGCGATACGCTGGTGGCTGTAGTTGGCAAGGTTGAAATTGAAAGTGGGGCAATGGGTGCTACAGATGGTTCT